GAGATGCTTTATAAAAATTGCCGAGGGACTATCGCACAGACCAAACTTCGTAAGATATACTTACAGAGAAGAAATGGTTATGGATGCCGTAGAAAATTGTTTACGCGCAATCTATAATTACAACATTGACACTGCTACACGTACGGGTAATCCTAACGCGTTTAGTTACTTTACCCAAATATGTTTCTATGCTTTTATCCGTAGAATTACGAAAGAGAAAAAGCAACAAGAAATTAAATTTAAATTTATTGAAAAAATGGGCATTGAAGATTTCGTAGAAATGGGAATGGATGCCGAAGGTGCAGAGGCAACAATGAGCTACGTCGATACTTTAAGACAGAGAATAAGTACTGTTCGAAAGAAAGATGAAGCAATTAAAGACTTTGCAAAAGAAGAAAAAGAAAGAAAAAAGCTAGAACTTTTCATGAGGTAAGCTATGAAGGTAGCAATATTAAATGATACACATTGTGGTGTCCGAAACTCCTCAGACATCTTTTTAAATTATGCAGACAGATTTTACACTGAAATATTTTTTCCATATTTAAAAGAACACAACATTAAAAACATTCTTCACTTAGGAGATTACTATGAACACAGGAAGTTCGTTAACTTTAAAGCGCTTAATACTAATCGTAAGCATTTTCTTGAGCCTATGCGCGATTCAGGTATTACCATGGATATTATTCCCGGAAATCATGATGTCTATTTTAAGAACACCAATGAGCTATGTTCTTTAAAAGAACTTCTAGGATACTTTACATCTAATGTAAATATTGTAATGAAACCGACCGTCTTAAATTACGATGGTTTAAAGGTTGCTGTATTACCCTGGATCAATAACAGTAACTTGGAAGAATATACAAAATGGGCTATGCAATGTGATGCGCCAATACTTGGTGCTCACTTAGAGCTTAAAGGTTTCGATATGATGGCAGGAATGCCTAATCCACATGGAATGAATGCTGATATATTTTCTAGATTTGAATCGGTTTTATCCGGGCATTTTCATACTAGATCAAGTCAGGGCAATGTTCATTATCTTGGTTCTCAAATGGAATTTACCTGGGCAGACGTAGATGATCCTAAATATTTTCATGTATTAGATACAGAGACACGCGAGCTCACGCCCGTACGTAACCCTATAACTATATTTAAAAAGATAGTCTATGATGATACCAAAGTAGATTATAACGAATTAGATGTTAGCGAATATGAAAAACATTTCATAAAACTGATAGTTCTAAATAAGAACGATTTATATATGTTTGATAAGTTCATAGATAAACTAAACAGCATTGAAACATACGAATTAAAAATAGCTGAAAGCTTTGAAGAGTATCTTGGAGAAAGCGTTGAAGACGAGAAAATATCCATGGAAGATACAACCACACTTCTAGATTCATATGTTGAAGCAGTAGAAACTGATCTTGATAAAGAACACATTAAAGTAGAGCTACGTAAGCTATATACGGAGGCACAGAATCTAGAGATATTATGATACATTTTAAATCATGTGAGTGGAAGAATTTTCTATCCACTGGGAATGATCCTATAAGAATAGCATTAGATAAATCCCCAACAACACTTATTGTTGGGGCTAATGGCGCTGGTAAATCAACATTATTAGACGCAATGTCTTTTGCATTATTCAATAAACCCCATAGAGATATTAACAAAGGACAATTAGTTAACTCTATTAACCAGAAGAAAGCCGAGGTCACGGTTGAATTTGAAATAGGTGGACAATTATTTAAGATTGTTCGTGGTATTAAACCAGCTAAATTTGAAATATGGCAAAATGGCAATATGATTAATCAATCATCTAATGCTAGAGATTACCAAAAGTTCTTAGAACAAAATATTTTAAAGCTAAATCACAAATCATTCCACCAAGTCGTTGTATTAGGATCTAGTTCCTTTATTCCTTTTATGCAATTACCTGCTTGGTCTCGTAGATCGGTAATAGAAGATCTTTTGGATATTAACATATTCTCTAAGATGAATACATTACTGAAAGAACGTAATACAAAGATCAAGGATGAGTTAGTTGATATTAGTCATCAAATAGAATTACTTAAGACTAAGATAACAGGCCAATCGAAATATATAAAAGATTTAGAATCCCTAAACCAGGATCAGATCGACAAGAAGAGAGATTCTATTCGAATACATAAAAATACGATAAAGGATACTTTTGAAGAATCTAAAGAACTAGGAAAGAACCTAGAAACATTGTTAAAAGAAGAAGAGAAAAGGCATAAGGATAATCTAAATCAATCTTCACAATTAAATTCATTAGATCTAAACTATAACCAGAAGATAAAAGATCTTGTAGAACAAGCAAGATTCTACGAAGAAAACGATCATTGCCCAACTTGTGATCAGGATGTAAAGCCCGAATTAAAAGAGAAAAAGATACAATTAATTCAGAATACAGCAAAGGGTATACAACAAGAAAAAGCTGGATTAGAAAAAGAAATAAAGAATCTACAAAAAGAATTACGAGATATAGCAAATAAAACTAATCAACTAAAACAAAAGCAGCAAAAGATAAATTCAAATAATGAACGAATCTCTGTAATACAAAAAGAGATCGATAAGATCCAGAAAGAGATTAACCAGCTAAACACCCAAACAGGAGATACAGGTACTGCGAAAAAAGAACTAAAAACCTTACGTAAATCTAAAGAAACATTTACTGAAAAGAAACTGGAATATGTAGAAGAGAGAACGTATAATGAAGTCATTGGTGAAATGCTAAAAGATACTGGGATTAAAACTAAAGTAATCAAACAATATCTTCCGGTAATGAATAGGTTAATTAACCAATACTTACAAATACTAGACTTCTTTGTAGCTTTTCACCTAGATGAAAACTTTAACGAAACAATCAGATCTAGACATAGGGATAGTTTTAATTATGCATCGTTCTCAGAAGGAGAGAAACAAAGAATAGATTTAAGTCTCCTCTTTACGTGGAGACAGATTGCTAAGCTAAAAAATAGCGCAGCAACAAATCTCTTAGTACTCGACGAGACCTTTGATAGTTCTCTGGACCACGACGGCGTAGATAGCTTAACCAAGATCTTGGACACATTAGATGAGGATAGCAATACATTTATTATATCCCATAAAGGTGATGTCCTAGAAAATAAATTTAGATCTAAAATAGAGTTCTTTAAATCTAAGAACTTTTCAAAAATTAAATAAAAGGAATTTAACATGGAAGGCTACATTGACGCTGAGCCATTCGAAATTATGTACATTGACTTTAAGCTTAAAATGAATCCTTATGGTATTCAATTTTGTGATGATGATGATAAGCTTACAATGGAACAACTTGCACGGCATGATTTTAATCAAGGCGACAAATTTGTATTGTATGAAGATACAGAAGGCAAAGTCTGTCTAAAAAAAGATCGAGGATAAGATTCCGCACCCATAGTTCAACTGGATAGAACATCGGCCTTCTAAGCCGAGGGTTGCAGGTTCGAGTCCTGCTGGGTGCGCCATTTTAATAAATATGGTTATGGACACTAACCATCTAAAATGTAGAACCAAGAACTGCAAATACACAGGTCCCGTATTACACTTTGCATTCATATATAATACTACTCTCTGCCCCCGCTGCGCTACAAAAATGGTCTGGAAGAAGGGAAACCAAACCTCAAATCGGTAAAAAATCGTATCGTTTCGTCACAATTACGTGATTTTTCGTAATTTTTTCATCTTTTTTGGGGGGAGGGGGGTTCTCAAGGGGTCAAAAATACGGTATAATACACCCATACTTTAAAAAAATAAGGAGTTTTAATGTTACAAAGTTCGATATTACCAAAGCTACTAGCTAAGGAAAACATTACTATTCAGCATGGTAATTACCATACTGCGTGGTTCGATGTTGAAAAACGTATACTTGGTTTACCTATGTGGAAAGATATGGGTAAAGACGTATATGATTTATTAGTTGGCCACGAAGTATCGCACGCTTTACATACTCCATTCGAAGGCTGGCATGATAGCCCAGAGAAATTAGCAGGAGC